GTTCTAGTCAATTTTCAGACTTTTCTTGTTGGAGGTATATTCCCTTCAAACTGGCCCACAGGGCCAGAACACGAGCCGGTGTGGCGGAACGGTATACGCGCTTGTCTCAAAAACAAGGAATTCCGCTCAATCCGCTTCTTAGGCCATTCCACCCGTTATCTTTCCAATAAACAAGGTTTGTTTTTGGGAAGATAGAATGGATATAGCTGGCGCCATAGAAGAATATCTTGCCTCTAAGCAGAATAGCATCACTGCTTCCACGTATGAATGGTATGGCATCTTCCTCAGCTTATTTGCAGGTTGGTGTACACAGCACCAACTGACCGACCTTTCAGCACTGACCCCTACTCACATTCAGCAATTTGTTGCAGCTTCCGCGTCTCAGAATACCCACACGCGCCATGCAAGGGCTCAGGTCGTCAAGGGCTTTTTGGCTTGGTGTGCTGAAGATGAAGATACGGGCGTCCATGAAAAGATGCTGAAACGTATCCAGATGCCAAAGATCGAGCAATCCGAGGTGTCCACCTTCAGCGACGAAGAAATCTTCAGGTTATTTCGTGCTTGCGATAAAACAAAGCATCCCCATCGCAATCGCGCCATCCTCCATATATTGCTTGATACTGGCATACGTGCGGCTGAATTAGCTTTTGACGGTTCCAGGCCAGAAGAAGAAACAGGGCTAAGGTTAGAAAACTTGATTCTGGGTCGCGCGTCTGATAGTTTTGTGCGAGTTATGGGCAAGGGTCGGAAAGTCCGAACTGTGGGCATCGGGCAAGAAACGCAGCTCGCTATACGTCGTTATCTGAACAGAGAACGGATGAGATCAGAAAGCCCCTATGTATTCCTTGGACAGAACCGTGAGCCATTTTCTGTACGCATGCTCCAGCAGTTGCTTAGACATCTAGGCGAGCTGGCTGGCGTTGAAGATTGTCATACACATCGTTTTCGGCACACCTTTGCGATCAATCAACTGCTCAATGGCACAAGTTCATTGGTGTTGATGCAACTTATGGGCCATACTACGCTGGAAGCCACAAAGATCTATACACGTGCTATATCACATGTTCAGGCCAGGCATGCAGCTTCGAGCGTGGTAGATCGAATGAAGAAGATGCGGCGACAATCGAAATCTGTACTCGATAATTTGTAAGGAGGCTCTATGACTAGAAGAAGAAAACGGTACGGGATTGTTTGTCCTGAGTGTTACGCGCCATTGCCTGTACGCCTGGCAGAGCAATTTAACATTCTTTGTCCATCCTGTGATGCTTCTATTTCCATCCCGCTCGATTCTGATCTGATAAGTGATTGGAAGCCGCCATTTATGCGGCGCTGGCGCTGTGCGGATTGTAATGGTTTTCCTGCCTTCTATCATTGTAGGCGGTGTGCGTGGCGTCTTTGTAGTGTGTGTGTCCAGTGGCCTTCACCTCGTTTGCATTCACCGGGCAAGGGCTTATGTCCGAGGTGTCGTGAGGAATGTAGTCGAGGAGAGGTAAAAGCGTTTTATCATTCACTGATGTTTTAGATAATTTGTAGGGGCTGGCGTCTGCTGCGAAGCTGAAACCAACGCAGCAGACTAAACCAACAACGCGTGGGTTGGACGCATTGCTGATCTACTGTATGTAACGAACAGCAATGCCTAGTGATAGAGGTGTTGCTATATGAATGAACAGCAGCCACATCTGGAAATACTCAGTAGAAATCGGGTAAACCGAAGCACGATCATTGTAGCGGTTATTCCTGTATCTCTCTTCAGCGGAGCGCTCATCTATGCCATATGGCCGTTTCTGACGTGGATCGCTATAGGTGTGCTGACCCTGGCGGTGATTTGCGCTCTGTATCTCGTTGCGCTCCTGGCTATCGATGTTCGGCGGCGCTGGATAAATGCTCATGTCATTCACCTGGGGGAGTATGGGGTAGTCGATGCTATGGGCTGGCGTATGCTGCCCCTGGCGCTGCCTGCACCTGTGGTTACTGAGGTGCTATCCCTTCCAGATGAGCGGCCAGCGCATGTATCCCTGGATCACTGGCGAATTCTTCAGTTAGCCGGGAAGGGCATGGATTTGCGGAGTGTTGCGCTCGCGTGTAACACAACCTACTATCAGGTGCAGAAGATCACCAGTCAGTGGGATGCGCTCATGAAAAAGCAGGTGCAGGTTGATCGATCATCAACTGCAAGCTGATCGATCAACTTGATTGATCAATCGCAAGCTGATCGATCATCAACCGAAAAATGAGCGTGATTGATCGATCAATCCAGTCAATCACTAGTATTCATACATCATATTCAGTAGGGGGATCTATGAACAAGTTTTCACTCAAGCGGTCGGTCGCAGGATTAGAAGATGCCATTATCGTCATTAGTGGCCCAGCTCTTGCAATCTCAGGTATTATCGCTGGCGTTGATCTGGTGACTGGCGGACATTTGCTTACCCAGGTGGGTTGGCTCACCCTTGCATGGGCTATCACGCTGCTGCTCACCCTCGATTTCCAGGTGCTTGCTTTGGGCGTGCGTGGGATGCGCGTCTATCAATCCAACAAACAGACTGCCCGCAAGGTGGTAGAAGTTGTGCTGATCATCCTCATCGCTGCCGCCATATCTTTTGTTTCGATCCAGATGCAAAGCATTATTGCAAGGGTGAACGCCGAAGGAATATCCATTGACCATGCCGCTGTGCAGTTGGGGGTGAATATGGTTGCGCTCACCTGGGAGCGCTCAACGCTGGTGTTGGTGCTTATTTTTCTTAGTGGCTGGTTGCGCGAAGCTGATCAGGGAACGAGAAACATACCTCTTGTAGCGCCCTTGCCAACCGTGTCTATAAGCGAAACGAGTGAGAATTCGACGCCATTGCAAATGTCGCAAGTCGCACAAAGCCGATTTGAAAGCAAAGAACAAGCGATCTGGGCCGCCCTTGCACAGAATCCGCATGCAAGTGACGAAGAGTTGGCAGCACTGGCGAACACAACTGTACGTACTGCAAACAAGTGGGCAACAAAGATAAGGAGTAAGGCATCATGAGATGGCTACGACATTTTAAGGAAGATTTGTATTATTGGTGTGCGCGATGTAAGGGGTGGCGCCACATCAGCCACTTTCCACATTGACCAATAGCCGATGTAGCTCAATTGGCAGAGCAGATTGCTACAAACGATCAGGGCGCAGGCTCGAATCCTGCCATCGGCTCTTTTACACTCTCAATCAATTCTCTTATATCCACCTCCAGGGCCATAGCTAGCTTGTCTAAGGTTTCAATGGTGACAACCGCTGTGGTCGGATTGCGATATATCTTCTTCAGTGTTCTGATGTCGATATCTGCCAGCCTGCATAATTTTCTCTGACTCAGTTTCTTCTCAAAAGCAACGTCCTTTACTTTCAAACGATACATCACTATGCCCTTTTTGCGATAGAGCATAGTAGGGTAGGGTCGTCTAGTGTAGAGTGGCGTTGATGTCCTGTCAGTTTAGACAGGGAATATGGACATCCGCTCATCAGTATGATATATTCATAGTATGAGTACTCGTGGGTTGAGTATCATAGGATGAGCATTTGCTTGCAACTTACCCGTCTTTATCGCTGTCTGAACAAATTCAGGCAGAGAAAGCCCGGCGAAACTTTACACTGTTCGTAAAGGAAGCCTGGCATGTGATAGAACCTAGTACGCCATTCGTACCGGGTTGGCATCTCGACGCCATTTGTGAGCATCTTACTGCTGTCAGTAATGGGCAAATCCTCCGATTGCTTGTGAACATGCCTCCACGCCATGCAAAATCTTCGATCATTTCTGCGTTGTGGTCTGCCTGGCTTCTGTTGAATAATCCTTCTATTCGTCTGCTCTGTGGCTCTTACGCCATGAATCTTGCGACTCGTGATAATCTCAAGGCGCGCCGTATTATCAAGTCGAACTGGTTTCAAGCTCGTTATGGGCATATTGTGCAGATCACCAAAGATCAAGATGCAAAGATGCGATTTGAAACCGATAAACTTGGTTATCGTATGGCAGTGTCGGTAGGGGGTTCAGCGACGGGCGAAGGCGGAGATGTACTGATACTCGACGATCCGCATAACATTGACGAGAAGGAAAGCGATGCCAAGCGAGAGACGGCCGTAGACTGGTTTGATACCACCTGGTCATCGAGGTTAAATAATCCACAAATGGGCGCGATGGTGGTAGTATCGCATCGCATTCATGAACGAGATGTGAGCGGCCATATCTTAGATACCAACGATGGGGAATGGGTGCATCTGAACCTCCCAGCAGAATATGATCCAGGCTCAGCATGCAGGACATATCTTCCATCGGGCAAGGAATTCTGGCAGGATCCGCGTACAGAAGAAGGTCAGCTTTTATGGGATACGCGCTTTCCCCGTACAGTGATTGAGAAAGCCAAGTGGAAATATGGGCCGCTAGGGTATTCTGCACTCTTCCAGCAAAACCCCGTTCCTGCTGGCGGGGGGACGTTCAAAAAGCAATTTGAGCGAGTATTTGAAGTCACCCGGGATAGCTATTTACTGTACACACCTCGGGGCGATATTAAGTCAGTGCTCAAAGCTGACTGTGAATTGTTTCTGAGTGTCGATCCTGCTATCAGTGAAGAGCAATCAGCCGATTTTATGGCTGTGCAGACCTGGGCGAAAACGCCCATCAAAGATTTGCTTTTGCTCCATGTCCATCGAGGTCATTGGTCACATCCAGATCAGCAAGACGAAGTAGAAGAGCAATTCTGGCTGCATGACAATGACTTTGTAGCCGTTGAAACGGTTGCCTATCAGCATGCGCTATTTCAGGATTTAATCAACAAGGGCATCCCATGCAGGCCATTCAAACCACATAAAGACAAAGTAGCGCGGGCGGGCACGGCTGCAATCTGGCAACAAAACGGGAAGATTTATTTTCTCAAAGGAGCTGAATGGCTGCCTGAACTGCAAAAGGAACTGTATAAATTCCCCAAAGCCTCCCATGACGACATGGTTGACGCGCTTTCGCTGGCCAGCATTGTAGTGCGCTCCCGAGGTCCTCTGAGTGATGACGCTGAATATGAGGAAGATATACCAGATCCGATAGAAGGTCCTATTCAGCACATTGAAGAGGTCAAAGAAGCTGAGCAGAAATCAGAAGAAGAAGAGCAACCATCGCCAGTAGCCAGGTTGCTTGAAGCGCAAAAACAGAATGCAGAGAAGTTGCAAGCCTGGCTTGAAAATCAAAAGGACCCGTTTGCCTATGCGGACAAAATCAATGTGTGGGGAGGTGATGAGTGAGTATTTTCAGTCGCATGCTTTCCTCCCTGGGCTACGAAAAGAAAAACAATCCAGCATTCATGCAATTTGCTGATTATGCTCAGCTTCCCCAGCCAGTGCAGATGCAAGCCAACCCGAAAGCGTTCATCAAAGAAGGCTATAGGCGCAATGACACCGTTCACAAATGTGTTTCTTATATTGCACGCAATGCGGCGGGCGTGCGTTTAGCGCTCTATACTGATGCTACAAAAAAGAGAGAGATAGAATCTCATCCCCTGCTGGACCTGCTGAATACTCCCAACAAAGACATGTCAGGCAATGATTTTGTCGAGTCAGTCTGCGCGTATACCTTGCTGACAGGCAATTCGTATCAATATGCGCTCAGAGCTTTTAAATCTGGCCCTCCTGACGAGATCTGGTCGCTCTCCCCCGCGCTCGTTGATATTGTTCCCTATCCTCTTGGCATTTTGCGCTATGACTACAAAATTACATCTTCGCCAGTAGCATTTGAGCCTGAATTGATAGGCCATACAAAATTCTGGAATCCAAGTGCAGGTACACCATCTGAAGATTTATATGGCCTATCACCAATTGAAGTTATCGGGATTATGGTTGATATCAATCTGGCATACAGGAAGTGGAATTTAGCGCTCACTCAGAACTACGCGCAACCCCCTGGAGCCTGGACAACGCCCGCGTTGCTGGGCAAGAAAGAACGTGAAGCCTTAGAGCATCAGGTTAACCAGAAATACCAGGGCTTCAAGAATGCGGGCAAGGCTCCAGTGTTGGATGGTGGATTGAAGTTTGAATCATATGCCGTTCCTCCTGCACAAATGGCGTTTTTAGAAGGCCAGGGGTATAACTCAGTTGGCATTGCCAATATTTATAATCTCGCTCCCCAGGTTGTTGGTGACACGTCATCGTCTACTTATGATAATTTTGAGCAGGCTGTGTATGGCAGTTACACAGAGGCTATTTTTCCGCTTCTAGACAAGGTAACGGGCACATGGCGCCGCTGGCTTGTTCCGATGTATCCAGACCTCAAAAAAGCGTATTTGAGCTACGACAAAACCTCAGTTGAAACCATTCAGAAAATCATGCAGGCGCAAGAGTCTGCGAAGGCTGAACGCTGGACAAAGATATGGTTAGCGGGTGGTTGCACGCTGGCAAGATATCAAGAGGAAACCGGGCAAGAGCCTGATGCACAAGGCAATGTGTACCGCATCAAAGATACATTGGTGCCTGCAGACAAGCTGACCGAATATGCTGAAGCCAACATGACGAAGCCAACTCCCCAACCTTTTGATAATCCAGGAGGGAATAATCTCAATGACGGCAAGACACAACCAGGCAAAGAAGGACAGACAGGCAAACGGGAAAAGCAAGCCTATGAGCATAAAGCGTTTGACCTGTCCACCACTGAGCAAAAAGCCGCATATTTTACACAAATGGAATCAATCCGTGAACGCTGGCAAGCAGAGGCGCAAAAGCGCTTAGAAGCGTATTTCAAGGATGAGCAGAAAGCGGTCGTTTCTCACATCGAACAATCAGCCATCCCCAGCATTACCCCATATCGCGTTGAGGCTGCCCTAAATGAAACAATGCCTCAACTTAAAAGCCTGCTGGCTCAGCTCTACCAGGATGTAGCTGAAGATATTGGCGGCGATGTCTCTAAAGCATTTGAAGATGCTTCCAAATCCTATTATCCTTCTGCCCTGAAGAAAAAGTTGAAGCTGATGGATAAAGCTATTCAGTATCTGCTTGAAGTGGCTGGCATTCGAATCACTCAAATCAACGGGACGGAACTGGCAGAGATCCAGGACGCGCTAGCCGAAGGTGTTGCGCTTGGTGAAAGTATCGCTAAGCTTGCTAAGCGGATAGACGACTTGTATGTGCTTCAGATCATTCCAGACCGCTCAGAGACGATCGCGCGAACTGAAGTCATTTCTGCTAGCAACTGGGCTTCGATGGAGGCGGCTGATCAATCGGGGCTCACGCTCAACAAAGAATGGTTAGCTGCCCACGACAGTAGGACACGTCCAGCCCATGCAGAAGCTGATGGGCAAAAGGTAGGGATGGATGAACAGTTTGAGGTGGGAGGGGAACCGATGGACTATCCAGGCGATTTCGGGGCATCGGCTGCCAATGTGGTTAATTGCCGATGCACGGTCATATTTGAGCGGGTGAAAGCTGCAAATAAGCCTGAGAAGAGCATAGAGCCTATTGACTTAGAGAAAATGCGCCCACGAGACGTTTTTAGAGCATTTACACGGAGGTATGCATGAAGAGAGAATATAAAACCTTTCAATTTCAGCTTAAAGCCGCGAATGATGAAGAAGGCACAATAGAAGGCTATTTATCGGTATTCAACAATGTGGACCTGGGCAATGACCGGGTGATCAAGGGCGCGTTTAAGCAGACGCTGAAGCTGCATAAAGCCAGCGCGCAAAAGAATAATAGCGCCTATATTTTCCCGATGCTCTGGCAGCATGATCCAAATCAGCCGATCGGTGGGGTGACTGACGCGCGGGAAGACGAGTATGGTCTATTTACCAAAGCGCAATTTGACCTGGATACTCAGCGGGGCAAGGAGGCGTATTCAGGCTACAAAAAAGGCTACCTCAATCAGCTTTCAATCGGCTATGACGTAATCAAAAAATCCTACGATGACAAGGGCGTGAGAAACCTGGAAGAATTGCGTCTCTGGGAGCAAAGCACCGTAACCTTTGCCATGAATGAAGAAGCGCTTGTAACAGGCGTGAAAGCAGGAAAAGCTATGGACAAAAAGCAAAAGAAAGATTTCAGCGATGAGTACCAGCGTCGTCAGCTTTCATCCTGGCAGGATGATTTTTATAACCTGACGGGCGCGCTCAGATCGGCGGTCATGGATGCTATGAAAGACGACGACCCGATGGAAAGTACCATGTCTGCTGTGCAGGGTGATGAGGATGGGCCTGGTTTTGTTCAAGCATTGCAAGAGCATGTCCAGCGCGGGATAGATTTGGGATATCCGGAATATCTGAACTCAATGCAGCAAGAGTCAGGACCGAACTATTACGGCATCATGTCCTCTGACAGCACCCCTGCAAGGAAGGCAGGACGGGCTATTTCAGCGACGAATGCTCAGACCATTCAGGACCACATAGACAATCTTCGCACGCTAGCGAACGATCACAAGAAAGCATTGCACTCAGCAGCCGATGACCTTGCTACTGTATTGCAAGGGTCAGAGCCTGCATATACCACTGACCACGGGACACCGGAAAAATCCAGGCCGTCTGATCAACACCTGGGGAAGAATCAGCCATCTTCCGCTGATACTGATTTGGAAACGGCAATGTCGCAATTGGTCGCCATCCGAACATTGAAACCGTAATCTTTTGAAAAGGAAAGGCCAATTATGGCGATTGAACTGAAAGATATCATGACGGAGGTTCAGACGACCTATTCTCAACTGAGAAGCAAGGTTGATGACCTGGACACAGAACAAAAGCGTATCAATGAGCAGCTTGTTTCAACCGGTGCGAAAGTGCCTGCTGAATTCAAAGCCATGCTTGATGCGCAGAATACCCGGATAGACGAGCTACTAGACAAGATCAAGGAAGCGCAGATCGAGACGAAGCGGCAGGCCATCTTCGGCTACGATTCCCCTGACGTGAAGAAGCAGTCAGAAGGTACGAAAGCCTTTATGAAGCTCTTGCGCTCTCACAAAGCTCTGGGCAATGGCGGGCGTATCAACTATGAAGTCCTGACGCCTGAAGAGCTTTCGCACGTCAGTTACAAGCATATGCCTGAAGAGCGCAAAGCCCTGTACGCAGGTGAAGCAACGAC